GTCATGCAAGTAGGAAAGCAAGGGGACTTTGCTGTAGCACAACAAGCAATGCAACGGATAGAAGCTAGACTTGCTGATGCTTTTCTTATGGCTAGTTCTGTTCAGAGACAAGCTGAAAGAGTAACAGCAGCCGAGATAAATCTATTAGCCCAAGAACTTGAGAACTCATTGGGTGGCACGTACTCTATCTTGTCCCAGGAATTTCAAATACCATTCCTGAAAAGACGTATGCACATGATGGTAAGGTCTGGAAAAGTTAAAGCCTTGCCAGAAAAATTAGTTAAGCCTAAGATAGTGACAGGGATTCAAGGTCTTGGCAGGGGTAACGACAGAAATAAACTCATTGAGTTTATCGGTACTGTGGCTCAAGCTCTTGGTCCAGATGTGATGCGTCAGTTTGTAAACGTGGATGAAGCAGTCAAACGTCTTGCTACTTCCATTGGAATTGACACTACTAATCTAATTAAGACAGCAGAACAGATTGCAGCAGAGCAACAACAAGCTCAACAGCAACAGTTAATTCAATCTCTTGGACCTGCTGCTCTTGGATCTAAATTACTTGATCCTAAAAACAATGCTCAAGCACAACAACTAACGGAGGAGTTAAATGCCAACCAAGAAGAAGTCCAGGGAGAGGGATGACAACGGTAAGTTTGTTGCCAAACCACAAGAACCTGTGGTAAAACCTGTAGTAAAAGAACCTGTTATTGTTAAAGAACCATCAGTAGATACTTCTTCTAATGATGTAACAACAAGACATGGCAGTACACTTCATTCTAGTTAAGTAACCACTTATGACTTCATCTCAAGTAAATGTAGCTGAAACCCCACCAATGTCTGCTAATGACTTGGAAGGTTTAAAAGACGAAAATGGTTTGTATGCTGGCAAGTTTAAATCTATTGAAGATTTGGCTGCAAGCTATAAAGAACTCGAAGGTAAACTTGGTGCGATAGATCAAACCAGAGAAGAACCAGAAGGTAATGTAGAAGAACAAACAGAAGAACAAACAGAAGAACAAACAGAAGAATTAGGTTATCAAGAAATATATGGTGATGGTCTTGCTGAAGTATTAGAAGAAGTTGGTATTGATCCTCAAGACATAACAGATAGATTTCTAGAGTCTGGAAATATAGAGGATAATGATTATGAACGACTTCAAGAAGCAGGTTTCTCAAAACAGATTATTGATACTTATCTAGATGGCATTAGATCTCAAGGGAATGTAGAAGAGATTGCTAAAATAGAAATATCTAAAATCAAAGATATTGCTGGTGGAGAACAAGGTTATGAACAAATGAAATCTTGGGCTAAAGAAAATTTATCTGACGCTGACATTACTGGGTTTGATGAACTTACAAAGACAGGATCAGCTCCAGCAATTAGACTAGCAGTACAAGGACTTTATTCTCAATACAATAATGCTATGGGTATCGAACCAGACTTAGTAACAGGAAGACAATCTACTAATGGATTAGCTCCATTCAGATCAGCATCAGAAGTAACCGTTGCTATGAATGATCCTCGATATAAGACTGATGTAACTTATAGACAAACAGTAGAAGAAAGATTGCGTGATAGCGATGTCTTTAAGAGAGGAGGATAATGGCGAATAAGCCTACAAATCCAGAGTTGTATGCAAGGATAAAAGCAAAGGTAAAACGTACTGTGAAGAAGTGGCCTTCTGCTTATGCAAGCGGACAACTTGTAAGACAGTATAAAGCTGCTGGCGGTGGCTACAAGAAAGCATGAGTAAGCTTACACTTAGTCAGATGAAAAATCTGAAGAAACATTCAGAGCATCATTCCAAAAAACATATGGACATGATGAAGAAGCTAATGCGTGAAGGTACATCATTTAAATCTGCTCATAACAAAGCACAAAAACAAATAGGTAAATGAGTCTTAAGAGATGGTTTGATGAAAAGTGGGTAGATGTAAAAACAGGCAAGCCTTGTGGTCGTAAGAAAGGGGAGAGTCGTGCCTACCCTGCTTGCAGACCTTAAAAAAGAGTTAATAAAAAAACACCAAAGACTACAGGTGAGATGAGTAGTAAAGAGAAAGCTAAATTTAAAAGAGAAAAAACTAGTGGTAAAAAAATTTCTTACAGACATACTTTAAAACTTCAGCAATAATGCTATATTTTAAATAACTTTCATTTTTTATGGCGAAGGGTGTCTCTCTACGAAAAGAGCATAAGAGTTCCTCTGGGGGCTTGACTGCTAAAGGTAGAGCGTATCTCAAGCTTAAGACAGGTAGTAACTTGCAAGCACCTGTCACAAAAACAAGTGGACTTTCACCTAGACAAAAAGCAAGAAGAAAATCTTTTTGTGCAAGAATGTCGAAAGTAAAGGGACCACTTAAAAAGAATGGCAAGTTAACTCGCAAAGCCCTTGCTTTACGCAAGTGGAAATGTGGGTCAGTAAAAACTACAAAGCGAAAATCTTAATATCAAAAGTGCCTGATGCGTCAGATACCACTTGAGAGAACAGACAGTAGCGAAGTAAGTTTCTTAAATTTTATTCAATTAATCCAAACTTTTTACCATGAGTAACGCTACGGTATCACGTCTGGGTCTTGTCGATAATACTGGAACAGACTTTGATGCTCTGTTCCTGAAAGTGTTCAGCGGAGAAGTTCTTACGGCATTCACTCGTAACAACATCTTCAATGAGCAACTTCATTCTGTTCGCACAATAACCTCAGGCAAATCGGCACAATTCCCAGTTTTAGGCACTGCCACTGCATCTTTCCATACACCAGGAAATTTATTGACAGGGGGCAACCAGATCAGACATGGTGAGCGTGTCATTTCAATTGACGATCTACTTGTCGCAGACGTTTTTGTCAGTCGGCTCGAAGAATTGAAGAATCATTACGACATTAGGGCAAGTTACGCTGATGAATTAGGTAAGGCTATTGCTAAAACCTACGATGAAAACGTATCAAAAATGATAGCCCAGGCTTCTAGAGCATCTTCAACACTTACAGGTATTGCAGGTGGACTTACCTTAACTCTTGCTAATGGTAATACAGCATCTTCTGATGTGACAGGTGATGAGATAGCAGCAGCTATCTATGACATTGCACAAACATTTGACGAGAGAGACATCCCTCCTACAGATCGTTTCTGTGTATTGCCACCTGCTGAGTATTACAAACTTGCTGAGTCTGCTACAAGAACTGTAAATGTTGACTTCAACCCAGGTGGAGGTAATGGTTCGTTTGCTTCTGGTGCTGTACAGCAAGTTGCTGGCATCCCAATCATGAAGTCAAACAACATACCTCAATCAAACAGGTCAGCAGCTTCAGGTGAGAACAATGCTTACAATGGTGACGATAGTAAAACTATCGGTCTTGTCTTCCACAAATCGGCTGTAGGAACAGTCAAGCTAATGGACATGACAACTGAGATCACAGGCCAGGACTACGCTACAATGTATCAAGGTACATTGATGGTTGCGAAGTACGCACTTGGTCATGGAATCCTAAGACCAGAGGCAGCAGCTACTATTAAGTTATCTGCCTCTTAATACTTCTAAATTTCAATTTATAGGGTATCTTATTATTAGATGCCCTTTTTTTATTTATTATGACTGATCCTAATTTTAAAAGAATGTCACCTGATTTCAAGGAAAGATTTAGACTAATGATAATGGAAGATAAGAAAGAGAAGGAAGAGGAGAAGCAAAGAAAAGCAAACATAGAAGCACAAAGAAAAAACAAAAACGCACAAAAAAGAGGTAAGAAAAAAGGTATAAAAGATGCTATGAAAATTGCTCCAGAGCCAATGAAAACAATATTAAGATCTACACTTCAATTAGCAAAGTAATTATGAACAACTATTCACCAAAGAAAAAAAACAAAAAAAAGGAGAAAGAATCGACAAGTACAAGAAAAACTCTTAGTATTGGGAAAAAGTATTAATTATGTTTGGTAAAAACAAAAAATCTAAAAGTCAAATGCCAAATCATGTTGGTTTAGTAGACAAGTTGAGAAAGAAAAGACAATATACAGAATATCGTGAACAAGGTGGAGAACTCTCTTTTCCAGAATGGAGTAAAACACAATGAGTACTGTAGCTGCAACCACCAAACTAGAAAGCGTCAATATTATGTTGGCTGCTATAGGAGAATCTCCTGTTAATACAATTAATGAAACAACAGGTCAAACCTTTAATAATACAGTTTTACCTGTTGATGCTCAAATAGCTTTAGATGTTTTGCAAGAACAAAACAAAGCAGTACAAAGTGAAGGTTGGAGCTTTAATACAGAGATTGATGTAAGTTTAATTAGAAATGAAGTTACAAAAGAGATAGTTTTATCAAATGATATTTTAAGAATTGATTCTAATATTCATCAACACCCTTCAATTGATCCAATACAACGTGGATTAAAAATGTATGACAGATTAAATAATACTTTTTTGTTTGAAAATGATCTTATATGTACAGTTGTATATTTTAGAACTTTTGAAGAGATACCAGAACAAGCAAGGTACTATATAACAATTAAATCAGCTCGTATTTTTATTGATAGATTAGTAGGAGATGGTGGATTAAGAGGTTACACTCAACAAGACGAAGCAAGAGCAAGAGCAGTATTATTAGAAACTGATTTAGCTAATGCCGATCATAATCTTTTAAGAGGAGATCCAGCTCTTACTAATGTTTTTGATACATACTCTCCAGCAAATGTTTTAATTAGATAGTTATGGCTCTCATTTCTAGATCAATACCTACTTTGTTGAGAGGTATATCACAATCTTCTGATGCCACAAAAAAACCTGATCATGCTGAAATACAAGATAATGCTGACAGCGATCCAGTATTAGGTCTTGTAAAACGATCAGGTTCTCAATTTGTTTCTAATTTAATAAGTAACGAAGTTAGTCAAGGTAATATTAAAGTTCATATGATTAATAGAGATATAACAGAAAGATATGTTGTTGTTTTTAATTCTAATAAAGTTAGAGTTTTTGAATTAGATGGAACTGAAAAGACTGTTATTACTAATAAATACCTAGATAGTGGAACGGTAAAAGATGACTACAGATATTTAGCTTCTACTGATTCTAGAGATGAAATAAAAACAATAACTATTGCAGATTTTACTTTTGTTGTTAATACAAGTATTACTGTTGCAATGGATTCAACTTTAACACCTGGTTCAGACACACAAGCAATAGTATTTTTTAATCAAGTTTCTGACAAGACTATTTATTCTGTAACTGTAGATGGAGTAACAGCTACTAAAGATACATCTTCAGATAACCCTTTAAGTACATCAACCGTTGCAGCAGCAATAAAAACTGCTTTAGATTCTGGACTTACTGGATTTACTATTGCACAGAATGGTCCTGTATTGCATATAAAAAAGAATGACAATTCTGATTTTTCAGTGGATTCAACTGATACTCAAGGTAATTCACAAATCACAACTGTAAAAAATTCTGTACAACAATTTACAGATTTACCTACAGTTTCACCTAACGGAATGGTAGTTGAAATAAAAGGTGATGAGTCTACTAATTTTGATAATTACTATGTTCAGTTTGCTACAAATAATGGAGGAGCTTTTGAAGAAGGTCAATGGCAAGAAGCACCTGCACCAGGCATTGAATTTAAATTTGATTACGCAACAATGCCACACGTTTTAATTAGACAGGCTGATGGTAATTTTAGATTTGCAAAAGTAGATGGCAGGTCATATGCGTTAACTCATCCAACATCAAAAACTTATTCTCAATCAGGTACTACTGTTACCGTAACTTCTAATGGTCATGGTTTAGCTGTTGGAAGTCTTGTAGATATAAAGATTACATCAGGAGGAGCTGTTGACGGTACTTTTACAATAACAAGCGTTACTACAAATACTTTTGTTTATACTGCTGTAGATACTCTTACAGTAAGTGGTAATTTAGATTATGGTATTCCAAATTATAGTTTACCTGTATGGGGAGAAAGAATTTGTGGAGATTTAGAATCTTCTTTAAATCCTTCTTTTATTGGTAATAAAATTAATAACGTATTTTTCTTTAGAAATAGATTAGGATTTTTAGCTAATGATAACGTAATCCTTTCTACAGTTTCTAAGTTTTTTATTTTTTTCCCAGAAACAGTATTAACAGTTATAGATAGTGATCCTATTGATGTAGCTGCTTCTCACACTAAAGTTGCTATTTTAAAAAATGCTATAAATATGGGAGAGAAATTAATATTATTTTCAGATCAAACACAATTTGTTTTAAGTAGTTCATCAGATTCTTTAACACCAAAAACAGCTAACGTCTTAGTTGCAACAGAATTTGAAAGCAGCGATACAGCAACACCTGTCGGAGCTGGTAATTCTATTTATTATTTAACAAAAAAAGGTCAGTTTTCTGGTGTTCGGGAATATATTACACAACAAGGACAACAAACTAAAGACGCAGCTAACATTACAATTCATGTACCAAAACTAATACCTGACGATATTTATAAAATTGTTGTTTCTACTAATGAAGATGTTTTACTTTTGCTAGGAGTTAAAAATTCAAATAAATTATATGTGAATAAATGGCTATATGGGAATCAAGGAGAAAAAATTCTTAATGCTTGGTTTACTTATACTTTTGACCCAGGCAGAGAAATTAAAAATATAGATTTTATTGGTAATGAGTTGTTTGTAGTTACTGAAGATATTGTTGAAAGTGGAGTATCTTCAGAAGTTAATTTGGAAAAAATACCTTTTGAACCAGATTTCAAAGAAGAAAATTCAACTTATGAATTTCATTTAGATAGAAAGGTTACAGAATCTAGTGCTGGAGTTTCTATAAGCTATGACACTTCTACTAAACTTTCGGCAGTTACAGTTCCATATAGACTTGACGAAATTATGGATGTTATAACAAGAGACTTAGCACCTGCTGTACTTGCAACCTATAGCAGTACAACTTCTAATAATACAGTTACAATTACAAAGACTAATCATGGTTTTGTTACTGACGATCAAGTTGAAGTTGTTTTACCAATAGCAGCTATTTCAAGTTTTGCAGATTTAAGTGTAGAAAGAATTGCTGAATATGTAGCTTTAGGGGATAGAGGTTTTACAGGTAAATTTCTTATAACTAAAGTTGATGATAATACTTTTACCCTTGTAGGGTCTTCTAATTTAGGAACTACTAGCAGTACAGTATGCACTATAAGAGAATCAAGTTACGTTATAGATGATAAAGGAGTACAACAAAATAATTCCCCAGGACAAAAAATGATAGCACTTAATTCGGTAGGAGGTAATAAAATTATTTACGTTACTGGAGATGTAAGACATACAAAATTTATAATTGGAGAACCTTATGAAATGCACTACAGATTTGCAAAACAAAGATTTACAGAAACTCCAGGAAAAGGTAGCGAGTTAATTAGTGGAAGAATGCAACTTAAACATTTTTATTTAAAATTTGAAGATACAGGTTTTATAAAAGTAGAAGTTACTCCAGATAATAATACAACTTCAACGTATGAATTTACATCTGTATTAGGATCTAATAGTAGTATTCTTGATGATGTTAATTTAAATACAGGTACTTTTAAAGTTCCAATAATGAGCAGAGCAGATAGAGTAACAGTAGATGTAAAAAACATTACTTATTTACCAACTAATTTAACAAGTGCAGAATACGAAGCTATGTTTTATATGAGGTCTAGTAGAAGATAATGGGATATTTAAGAAAAGCAAAATTAAAAGATCTTAATCATGTAATTAAAAACATGAGAGTAATTGATGAAATTGAAATCTTTTATCAAACAAATTTAAAACCAAAAGAAGCTATACAATTTTCTTATTTAGCTACTAAAGATAAAATGGCAATAGCTGATGATGATGACAATCCTATAGGTTTATGTGGAGTTTCTCCCGATGGTTGTATATGGTGTGTTGCTACAGATGAGTTATTTAATAATAAAAAATATAGAATACAATTAATAAGACAAGGTAGAAAATGGGTAGATGGTCTGTTGAAAAATTATAATTTGTTATACAATATGGTATATGCAGAGAATGATTCTGCTATAAAGTGGTTAAGGTCTTTAGGATTTACATTCATTAATTACCACCCAGAATACGGAGAACATAGTAAACCTTTCTACGAATTTATGAGGATTGTCTAAATGTGTGCAATATTACCAGCAATAGCAACAGGTTTAGGATTATTCCAAGGGTTAGCCATGAGAAGTGCTGCTCAACAAAAAGCTGATCAAACATATCAAACAGAATTAACTAACGCAAAAAATGCAGAAGACGCTAGAAATTTAAAAGTTACTACTGCTGGTCAAAATTTAAAAACAAAAGAAGCATT